AACTACGAGGATTTAAGAGTTTAACTGGTTTCACAAGGACTCCTTAAAGATTATGTGTAATTATAGCAGTTCTGGATTTATTGGTCAACCTTCCATAAATACAAGTTATGCCCCGCCTAAGTTTATACAGACCTAATAGAACCCGAGATTACCAATTTTTGGATCGTACCATCTCCGAAATGTACACTGTTGGGGGCATGGATATTTTCCTGCACCGATACATGGGACCACAAACTGGTGGTGAGGATTCGGCGTTTTCGGGCAATGGTGATGCTACCCAACCCATTTACGATACCTTAAACCCACTAAACATTCAAGACTTGCTGTTACTGGAGAACCGTGACAGAATTTATGATCAAGATGTTTATGTCATGCGAGGTGTCTACAATCATCAGGACATTGACTTTGATCTAACACAGTTTGGCTTGTTTCTTAACAATGATACCTTGTTTATCACCTTTCACTACAATGACATGATTGACAGTCTGGGCCGCAAGATCATGAACGGTGATGTACTGGAAGTGCCCAACTTGAAAGATTATCATCCCTTGAATCAGTCCATACCACAGCCGTTACCACGCTACTATGTGGTGCAAGATGCTGACTATGCCACAGAAGGCATGAGTCAAACTTGGTTGCCACACACCTGGCGTGTGAAAGCCACGCCAATGACCAACAATCAAGAGTTCAAGGATGTGCTCAAGAAGCCTGTAGTGTCAGAAAATATCTGGGACAACGGCAACTTCTATCCCACTGGCTGGGTCACCAACTCAGGTAATGTGTATTATCAGGCCAAGCAAAATGTACCGGCTGGCACCGATATAAACAATACCAACTATTGGCAAGTGTACACTCCGCCTACGCAGAGCGATGTGTTCAGCACACGACCCAAAGACAATCAAATCAACGATGCTATTCTCACACAAGCAGATGTGGAGGTGCCAGCATCCGGCTACGATATCAAACCTCTCTATGTTGTGGCCACTGTGGACGGCGGACAACCGGCCAATCCTACTAGTTTAACCACTCTTGACGGTGTCAGTGTAGATGGCACACAAGGTGGCATGAACGTAACTCCCAAAGCAGATGGTTATACTGTGGGTTACTTGACCGGAGATGGTGTGCCGCCAAACGGCTTGCCGGTTACTTCAGGAGTACAATTCCCGCTGGGTGCTGTGGCCGGAGACTACTGCTTGCGAGTAGATTACTTTCCCAATCGCTTGTTCCGCTATGACAGCCGACGTTGGGTCAAAATTGAGGACAAGGTACGTACCAATCTCAACAATGGTCCTGCCAATGATACTTTACGGTCGGGCTTTGTGAACAATACATACACTACGCCCACAACAGATCTTGGCAATATTCCACAACGTCAGAGTCTCAGCCAGATACTGAGACCACGTGCGGACAATGGAGACCAGAAAGGTTTCCAGGATCCCAAGCCACCACCTGATACACAACCGGGCCAGAAATCGAGTTAATCATGAGTCAAATGTTCTTCTACGACGCCCAAATCCGACGTTTCCTGTTACAGTTCACGCGAATTGTCAGCAATTTTCAAATTGAATATGGCAACGAAACAGATGGCGTGAACAATGCGGCCTTGATACGTGTGCCGGTTCGTTATGGTGATGCCAGTCGCAATGCACAAGTTATTATTCAAGAAAACAGTCGCAACTCAATGCCAGCCTCACCGCTCATGACTTTCTATGTGTCAAGCCTGGATTATGATCGTCCCAGAATGCAAGAACCCTATCATGTGAGCAAACTCAATGTGCGGCAACGTGCGTATGATACCGAAACTGACTCATTTGAAACCACACAGGGAAATGCTTTTACTGTGGAACGACTCATGCCTGTGCCTTATAAACTGGGTATCACACTGGACATTTGGACCTCAAACACCAATCAAAAAATGCAGTTGTTGGAACAGATCTTGACCTTGTTCAATCCCAGCCTGGAAGTGCAAAGCACCGACAACTTTATTGACTGGACCAGCCTGAGTGTGGTTGATCTAGAATCAGTGACCTGGACTTCAAGAACTGTGCCCATTGGTACAGAGAATCCCATTGACATGGCCACCATCAAGTTCAGTTTGCCGATTTGGATTAGTTCGCCGGCCAAGGTCAAAAAACTGGGTGTGGTTGAGCGTGTGATCATGAGCATGTACGATGCTCAAGGTGATCTCAGCAATGCTGTGACAGACAATGACTTGTTGTTGGGCACCAGAGTCATAGTTACTCCTTGGAACTATGAAGTTGTGGTGATTGGTAATCAAATACAATGCTTGCAAGGTCGCACTATTGTGCCCAATGGCGCCAATGAAGATTTGACTCCAACTCAACTTGTAGCAGGCAGCAGTCTGTTGTGGCCGGCTGTGATCAGTGCGTATGGTGTACTACGCCCGGGTATCAGTCAAATACGCCTGGATCAAGAGGATGGCACCACTATTGTGGGTACCATTGTGATCAATCCCAACGATGATCGACTGTTGATCTACAACATTGACCAAGACACAGCACCACAAAACACGCTGGATCCCATCACTGCCATAATTGATCCGTTAATTTCGGGCCCTGGTTATGGACTACCTGCACCGGCCGTGGGGCAACGTTATTTGTTGACCGAAGGCACTGGTTCAAGAATCAACTCTTACCCCCCAGAAGCATGGTTGGGGTCTGCGGGACAACCCTTGGTAGCATCGGCCAACGATGTGATTGGATGGACTGGCATGTATTGGAAAGTGATTTTTAATAGTATTGCTCAAGCAGATACCATCCAGTATGTCACAAACATCACCACTGGTGTTCAATATGAGTGGTCTGGTGCAGAATGGGTCAAGAGTTATCAGGGTGTCTACGTTGGAGGAACATGGAGTCTAGTGCTTTGAAAGCAGTGGGTGTATGGTTCCGTAGTCGGGACACCAAACGTTATCTTTATCTCTTGAGAAACGATGTCAAGCATCCAGGTGCCTGGGGACTACCTGGTGGCAAGATTGAAACAGGCGAAACGTTGTTGGGTGGTATGGAACGTGAGTGTATTGAAGAACTGGGTTTCTTTCCCACTTATCAGCGCCTGATACCATTGGAAAAATTTACCTCTGCTGACTTGGCTTTTGAGTATCACACCTGGATATGTGTTGTGGACACGGAGTTTGTGCCTAGACTCAACTACGAACATCTAGGCTATGCCTGGATTGATGCTGGCACTTGGCCTAGACCCATGCATCCAGGACTATGGAACACAATGAATATTGATGCTGTGCAACAAAAGATTCAACAGGTGGAACAGACCTTATAGTCTACCGACCACAATCTCAATAGTACCTGACGCACCATCAAAGTCTTCCAGTGCCTTGCCAATAACAGTGCCCATGGCAGGGGTGGCACTGGCCTGTGCCGACCCATTACCAGCAGTGACCATCATGTCACCTTTGCGTATGGTGCCTACCACTCGAGTTGGCACACGACCTGTCAAGGCCACAGCCACAGTGTGTTCAGACTCTAGTGTAGAGTTCATCAAGTGAGCAGGATTTGTGGATACTACACCAGCCACTCGCGGATCGGCCGTAGCCGTTGATATGGTGACTTCGTTGTTGCCGCCAAATACCAACACAGTACCCGGTGTGTATTCAGCATCTGCGGCGTAAAGTTCGGCCAAGTCAGCATATTGTGCTGTGGTTGCTTTGCCAAACACAGTGTTAAAATAAACCGTTGCACTACCAATATTACCCACGCCGTTGCCCTGACCATTAGTAATATCTTTATTGGCAATTATTGTACCAGTGCCAGTTGGGGTCAACACAATGTTGGCATTAGTGGCCAGGCTGGTAACAAGATGATCACCGGTGTCGTAAAACCCACCAACAACTATGATATTGCCGGCAGAGATATTACCAGTTGCCGAAATTAGGCCACCTGTCAAGAAGTTGCCACCGGTTACGTTACCACTGGTTGATATAACGTTTGAGCCCAATGAGGCCAAGTTGGCGTTGGAATATCCTGCTGGTAAACCAGTCAATTGACTTCCGTTACCAATAAACACATTGCCAGTAACGTTACCAGTTGCTGATATTATACCGGCTGTTAAAATGTTGCCGCCGGTGATGTTACCCGATGCACTGATGAGACCAGTTATGTATTCACCTGTGGTAGCAAATACTGCCACATTTGCTGTTCCACCAACGCCAACTGAGACGTTGCCACCCGAACTTACCACTGTCACATTTGATGTGCCATTGGCAATATTTGAGCCGCCGCCGCTACCTGATATACCAGTCAGTTGTGAGCCGTTGCCAATAAAAAAGTTGCCAGTTACATTTCCGGTTGCTGATATCAATCCAGCAGTCAAGATGTTGCCACCAGTTACGTTGGCGGTGACTGCCAAACTTCCCAATGTACCTACACTTGTAATGTTGGTTTGTGCGGCAGTGGCTAGTGTACCTACGATGGCTGTGCCTGACAAATTGCCACCAGTGATGTTACCAGCTGCTGATATCGATCCAGCAGTCAAGATGTTGCCACCAGTTACGTTACCAGTCACACTTACTACTGAGCCTAGATAACTTGTACCAGTTACAGTACCAGCGGCACTTACTACGCCACCAGTTAGGATATTGCCACCGGTTACATTGGCAGTTGCACTGATCAATCCACCGGTACTTAAACTGCCTGCTGAAATGTTGCCGGCACTGACATTGGCCACTGTGGTATTTCCAGTGACGCTGAGTGTTCCTGTGGCACTGATTGCACCGGCTGTTAGGATGTTGCCACCAACAACATTGGAAGTGGCACTTAAATTATTGCCAATTATGTTGCCTGATGCACTTACAATGCCTGTGACATATTCACCTGTGGTGGCATATACTATGACATTTGACGTGCCACCAATGTTGACTCTGACGTTGCCACCTGAACTTGCGACAGCAACGTTGGATGTGCCATTGCTGATTGATGTGCTGGAGCCCGAGGTAATACCAGTCAGTTGCGAGCCGTTGCCCAAGATGTAGTTGCCGGACACGTTGCCAACAGCACTGATGTATCCGTTTGATACCAGTGTGTTGGCAGTTATGATGTTGGCCGTGGACAGTATGCGTGTCCACGTGTTGCCCACGTTGGAAAACTGATAGGTTATGTTGTTGACAACAGCAGTCTGGCCATTTGTTGGCGCTACCGGAAAGGCCATCTTCTATCCTTTATTGCATACTTATCACGATTTCGATAGTGCCTTCGCCGCCGTCAAAGTTCTCCAATGCTTTACCAATCACAGTAC